CTGGTATCGGTGGGAATTTCCACGCCCATAGCAGCCTTGACTGCCTTGCGGAAACCATCCATCGTGTAGCCCATGTCCAGCTGCTTCCAGAGATGTTCCGGGTCACCATGATTGCTGGCGATGCCACGCTTATAGCCTTCTGCATGGCTGACGATAACGCCATCAGCGGTAGGATCGAGGTCATATTCGCTGCAGAGAAATGCAAACAGCTCCACAGCCGCCTCATAGGTGCGCTTGGCCACGGCCTTTGCGGTTGCCGTATCAGAGCAGGTAAAGGTAGCACCGCCGGTATACTTGATGCAGGCAGGCTCGCACATTTCTACACCGATATGTGTATTGTTGGAAGAGCCGCCACCGTGCCAGCCACGATGATTCCAAGGGAGCGTCTGGTAAACGGTACCGTCGTTTCCATCGATGAAGCCGTGGACGCAGGCCCTGTCATAGCTTGCGCTGTTCCAGTTCTTAATGAATACGGCAGCGCTGGGCTGTGGACAGCCAACGGAATGAAGCATCAGACCTTTGACCGTGATTTTCTTTCCGGCAGTGTAGCACGGATTTTTTGTGAGAAAAGATTGTACCAACTTCATGTTATTTGCCCTCGCTTTCCGTGTTCTCAGCTCGGTCGTGGAGCTGCTCCAAGATGTCCTTCAGCTTCTCCGGGATAGGCAGACCAAGGTGCGCTGCGTTTTCCAAAAGGGATACACCTTCATTGGAGAGGTAGAAGAAGATGACTGCCGTTCTCAGTACAGAGCCAGTGCCGATCACCTGAACATCCAGAATATTTGCGATGCCCACCAACGTGAAAATCAGCACTTTGCGGCAGATGCCTTTGAAGCCAACAGAGCTGGACAGCTTTTTGTCCACGATGGCACACATAACACCGGTGATGTAATCCACCACCGTAAAGGCAATCAATGCGTAGAGTAGTCCGTCACAGCCACCTAAGAAGTAGCCGAGCCATCCGCCGATGGCAGCAAAGACGAACTGAATGGTTGTCCAAAATTCCTTCATAGTGAAATCCTCCATTTCATGTTTGATATAGCAAAAGGCCGCTTACCGGTCAGGTAAACAGCCTCTCGTTTATAGGTTATATTTGTTTTGGCAGTGCTTCCCACAGCCTCATATCTTCCTGCCCAAGGGACCAGATGGCGATGCCTCGCAGCTTCCAGCGGTAGGCAGCTTCATTGGCCCAATAGACCAGCGAATCCACATCCTGATAATACAGAATGGAAAAACCATCCGCATCACCGAGGAACAGCCTCGATACCCAGACATTGATGTCCTTCGGCGTAACCGTCACCGTGTAGTCATTGCCGCACTCCAGCGCCAGAAGATCTGAATGGTAAAACTCATAGTCGAGGGAAATATCCTCACTGCGGGTAGAGATTTCTTCCACATCACTGGTCAGCGTGAACACCTGAAATTCCTCGTCCCATTCGGCATAATCTCTCTCAATTCGACCGTATTCGACAACGGAGCCGTCCGGGAAGGTCACGTCAAAGCGCTCGTAAGGCTCGTAGGTCCAAGCGTCGCCCAAGCGGAGCAGTTCGCAAACCGCATGCTCGTCAGAACGGAAGCCTGCGTAACCGCCGCTAAAGCCGCTGACCGAGGCCGTGAAACGTAAAGTATAGGAATTGCTGGAGTAAACACGGACCTTGTTTCCACGAATGCGCATCTCAATGGTGTACATATTCGGGTCTGTGCGAAGGTCAGCGTCGCTGGTCTTGGAAAAGCTGGTGGCGTAGCTGCCAAGAAGTGTGGAGCCGTTATATAGCTCCACCTGCTGGGTATCGTAATTCAGGCAACAGAAAAGACTGCCGCAGAATACACCGGCACGACCACCACCGTCTGCCGGAAATGCCAGCCTTGCACGGATATGAATATCATCAAAGCCGCTGTACAACCATGCGATTTCACCTTCGCCCTCCAGCTGGGAATATGGTCTGCTGGTGTCGCCATAAGGCAGCGACTCTTGCCAAACGTCCCATTCACCGGAAAGTGTGGTCCAGTAGCTCTCTGGCAGGATGGTATCGTCACGGAAGTCCTCATACCAAATCAGTGCCGAGTCAGGCTTTCTGCGGAGCATTTCGCAGGTCAGCTTAAAGCCTTTATCCGGCTTGCAGGGATTTCCGTCCACATCAATGAACTGCCTTGGAGAGAGCGTGAACTGTGCAACACCGGCAGTCGGCTCCTCGGAAAAGTTGGTGCAGACACGGAAACCATAAAACTGGACACCGTTGACACCGACATCTACAGTCAGCGTGTGGGTACCGGCAGAAAAGCTGTGGCCGGTCACCAGAGGAAACCAGCAGGTCGTTCTCCAGTAAGGCCACCAGAGGCGGTTTTCGGAGAAGGTCTGTGATACGCCATCCACGGAAACCGTGACGCTGTTTTTATCCCAGAACGGAAAACAGATACGCACGGCCACATCATAGGTCCCAGCTTCATCAATGGTAAACTCATAGGAAGCGGAGCCTTCATCGCCCAGCGTAATCATGTAATCGGATACGGAGACAATGCCGGAATAATCATCCACATCGCCGCCACCACGGTCTATGAGAATATCGCCAAACTCGGTATTTTGCTGCTTGGCGTAAGCGGTCAGATAACGCCTGCGGTTATATACCTCGCCCATCAGCGGGTATTCCTTATAAACAGCGTCCTGACCTTCCATAAAATCGTAGACCTGCGGCAGCGCCCACGGTACTTTGTCGTAGTCATCCCAATAAGCCAGAATCGGGATCATTGGCTGCGGAGGCGCATCGTCAGTGAAATTGTAGCCGCCGGTCATCCACAGCTTTGCGGCATAATAGGTGTTGGATGTGCCTCGGTAGGTCTTGCCGAGATTTTCCGGCGTATCGTAAATCTGCCAGTTCCAACCGTAACCGGGCAGTCCCATGAAGATCTTCTGTGGGTCCATGACAGAGGAAGCGTAATCGTAGATACCTTCCAGCCAGTCACGAGGTGAAACCGGGCCGGGAGCAGAGCCTGCCCAAGCCATGCCGTAACTCATAATGGAAACAGAATCACAGTAGGCATCAAGGTCTGCGTACACGCACCAGTTCTCACCACCAACGGAGCCGTTCACGGAAGTCATACCCGGCAGGCAAAGATTGACCAGCTTCGTGGAGTCGTAGGCCTTGACCGTATTGTAAATATCCTTAAACAGCGCATTTGCTGCAGCTCGGTTTTCATATTCGCCGCCACGCTCAAGGTCAATGTCCACACCGGCGCACCACGGATATTTTTCCATGATGCGCACAAGCTCTGTCAGGAAAGTATCCTTGGCACCGTCCGTGTTATTTCGCAGCGCAGTAAAAATGGATGCCGTACCGTGATTCATGACGGTAAGCATCCACTTGATGTGCGGCCATTTATTGATGTAGGTCAGCATGGTAGATATGCTGGTGCCGGTTTCAGAGATGGTGCCGGTGGCGTCCACCTCGAAGGTGAAGATACCTACCGTATCCAGCCTATCACCATAATCACGCAGCGCCTGATACATTCTGGTGTTGCCCATGAAAGACCAGACCATACAGCGCTTGCCTTGCAAATAATCTCTCACAGCACATCACCTCCGTCCTGCATTTCCTGAAACTTGATATATAGCTTGGCAGATTTCCCTTTTTCCAATGTGATCGGATGCTTGCTGTCACCGGCAGCAGAATATTGATAAAAGCCATCCTTACCTGTTGCAGCACCATTTTTCAGGCACTCCCTTGTGGAGCCAAGGAGCGAAAAAACATCACCGGCACTGGCTGCATCAAGGAAGGTGGCCTTGTGGGAGCCAGCACCCTGAGAAATGACAATGGAGCCAGAGGCCATATCTTGAATCGGCTCCACTTCAATATCGAGGCCAGTAGTCGTGCTGCCAAGGTTGAAGATGACCACGGTGCCGCTGGAACGGACGATGCCGTTATAAAACCTCGGTGCCACAATCGCATCGTCCTCACGATACTTTTGCAGCAAGGTCTCCGTGTTGATCACGAAGCCGGTCAATCGGTCGCCTTCTTGCAGCATAAGGTCAGTAAACCAGATGCGGCCAGTGCAATCGCTGACAATAGGCTGCACTGTGATACTGACTACACGCATATCCTCTTTGACGGTAATTGTTTCTGCAAATCTTGTAAATTCAGCCATCACAACACCTACCCATCCAG